CTAGGTAGTGGGCGTCTAAGCGAGAGTGGATACGCCCACTTTTAATTTATGTCAGTAGAAAATTTTAAAAACATATTTCAAGGATTAGAACGTGCCCATGGTTGCACTAAAGTATCTTCATCAACAGAAAATGGTGTAAAGGTAAAAGGGCAATCATTTGTAGTACGTCAACCTGTTACAGATGATCTTTGGTCAAAACATTTAACTGGCACACAAAGTTTAGGAATTATTCCAATTAATGATGACAACAAATGTAAATGGGGTTGTGTAGACATAGATTCTTATGCAGGGTTTGATCATGCAAAATTAATACAAAAAATTAAACAAATAAATTTACCACTAATAGTATGTAGGTCAAAGAGTGGTGGAGCACACGTTTTTCTGTTTACCACAGAACCTGTAGAAGCAGAAAGAATGAGAGACAAACTTACAGAAATAAAAACAGTTTTAGGATATGGAGGATCGGAAGTTTTTCCTAAACAAATTAAATTAAAATCGCAAGATGATACAGGAAATTTTTTAAATTTACCATATTTTAATAGTGACAATACAACAAGATATGCCTTTCTTGAAGATGGAAATGCTGCTAGTATGGATGACTTTTTTAAGTTGTATGAAAGAAATAAACAAACACCAGACCAATTACAAAAATTAAAAGTTGTAAGACCACAATCAGAATACTCAGATGCACCACCATGTATAGAACTTATGGCAATAAATAAGATACCAGAGGGTGGTAGGAATAATGCAATATTTCATTATGGAGTATATGCTAAAAAGAAATGGCCATCAGAATGGAAGAGTAGACTTACAATGTTTAATATTGCAGCGTCAGCAAATCCATTAAGTGAATCAGAAGTAGATATAATTAAAAGACAACATGATAAAAAAGATTGGGGTTATAAATGTAATGACACTCCCATGTGTAATTTATGTGATAAAAAATTATGTAAGAGTCGTAAGTATGGAATAGGAGAAGAAATAGTATTTCCTGCATTAACTGATTTACAAAAAATTAAATTAGAAAAACCATATTATTATTTAAACGTAGATGGTGAACGATTGCATTTGGAAAATGTAAAATTTTTAAAACAACAAAGTTTATTCCAAGAAGCGTGTATGGAACAGTTAGATTTTAAACCACCAACAGTAAAACCAAAAGATTGGGACATGATAATAAATCCATTAATGAAGAACCACGAACCTGTCGAACCACCAGAAGGTGTAACAACACACGATCAGTTAAGAAATCATTTAGAAGAATTTTGTTTAAACAGGCACATAGGATCAGATATAAATGATCTTAAAAAAGGTGGTGTGTGGACTAGTGATGGTTATCATCACTTTGTATATAACAGATTTTTTAATCAATTTTTAATAAGACAAAGATGGGATATAAATTATCAACGAACAGCACAAATGTTAAAAGAGACATGCAATTGTCAAGAAAAAAGAGTTGGTAGAGAAAGAATTTCAGTATTTGTAGTTAAACAATTTGATAAACGAACAGAAGATTATAACGAAAAAGAATTAAAGCCTAAGGATGTGTTTTAATGGAAGAAATACACGATGAATTACTTTTACTAGTATTACTTACTGCAGCATGGATATGGGTAACTGTATGAAAACAATAGTATTAGGACCACCTGGCACAGGTAAGACTACAACTCTATTAAGTAAAGTAGATAGTTATTTAAAACAAACAGATCCTGATAAAGTTGGCTATTTTGCTTTTACACAAAAAGCTGCTCACGAAGCAAGAGACAGAGCAATGAAACAATTTAATTTATCAGAAGACGACCTACCATATTTTAGAACTTTACATTCATTAGCATTTAGAAAATTAGGATTAAAAAAAGATCAAGTAATGCAACCAAGACATTATAAAGATCTTGGAAAAAAATTAGGTTTTCCTGTGGCATATGCAGAACACCAAGAAGATCATGGTATATTTACATCTGATAGTGAATACTTACAAATTATACAACTAGCACAACTTAGAAATATAACTCCAGAACAACAATACAACATGATGGAGCACACACAAGATTTAGAATTAGATAAGTTAAGAATTATATATAATGAATTAAAAAGATATAAAAAAGAATATGCTTTAATAGATTTTAATGACATGATTACAGAATTTACCAAGTCAGATAAATCACCAAATTTTGATGTAGTGTTTATAGATGAAGCACAGGACCTGTCACTGATGCAATGGGACATGGCAAAATCTATTTGGAATAAAACAGAAGACACATTTATTGCAGGAGACGATGACCAAGCCATATTTAAATGGGCTGGCGCTGATGTAGATTCTTTTATTGCACTACAAAATCAAATGATAAATTTACCATTAACACAATCATTTAGAATACCAGCTAAAGTTCACGGTTTAGCGATGGGTATAATTAATAGAATTAGAAATAGAATAGATAAAAATTGGCAACCTAAAACAAACGAAGGAAGTTTGCATAGACATTTTGATATAGATAGTGTGGATATGTCAACAGGTGAATGGCTAGTGTTAGCAAGAACAAGACACATGTTAAAAGATGTAGAAGATTCTTTGTATAGAAAAGGTTTTTATTATGAAAATAGATACAAAAGAAATTATGAAAAAGATTTACAAGAAGCAGCAATTGATTGGGAGCATTTAAGAAAAGGTCAACCGTTAAATTTTAAACAATTAGAAAAAATATCTAAATACATGACTGATAAAAATTTTAGTAAACAAAAAATAAAAGGTATGGCTAAAGAGGCTATGTATGACATGGATACTTTAAAAAAACATTATGATTTAAAAACAAATGATGAGTGGTACAGAGCTTTTGATGATGCAGGTCAAACTAGAGTAAATTATTTAAGAAAAATGAGAGCAAATGGTGAATCTTTAAATAAAAAACCAAGAATAGAATTGTCAACAATTCATGCAGCAAAGGGTGGGGAAGCACAAAATGTTGCTCTCTTGACGGATCTAACACAAACGACTATGAATACATATGAGAGAAATCCAGATGACGAAAATAGATTATTTTATGTTGGTGCAACAAGAACAAAAGAAAATTTACATATAGTAGAACCAAAGAGAGCAAATAAAGGATACATAATATGAATGATATATATAAAAAACAGGTAGGTGGAACTCACTACCAATCTATGGTTATTCAACCATCAGAATTTATTAATAAAAATAATATTCCATTTGCAGAAGGCAACGCTATAAAATATTTATGTAGACATAAACAAAAAAACCAAAAACAAGATTTATTAAAAGCTAAACATTATATTGATATGGCTATTGATAGAGACTATCCAGAAAAACCAAAAGAAGAAAAAAAAGAAAAACCAAACTCATGGGGGATAACTAAATAATGCAAATACCAATTTTTAAACCACAAACAGAGTGGTTACCACCAGAAGAATTTCCAAATTTATCAAAGCACAAAGAGATAGCAATTGATTTAGAAACAAAAGATCCAGAACTTATAAAGATGGGATCAGGATCAGTTACAGGTAAAGGAGATGTTGTAGGTGTTGCTGTAGCTGTACCAGGTTGGTCAGGTTATTATCCTATTGCACATGAAGGTGGTGGTAATATGGATCGTAAAAAAGTTTTAAAATGGTTTCAAGATATACTAAATACACCAGCTACAAAAATATTTCATAACGCCATGTATGACGTGTGTTGGATTCGAGCGCTCGGTTTAAGTATTAACGGTAAAATTGTAGACACGATGATAGCATCGGCTATTGTTGATGAAAATCAAATGCGTTATGACTTAAACAATTGTTCTAAAAGATACACCGGCAAAACAAAAAATGAAACAGATTTATATCAAGCTGCAAAAGATTGGGGTGTTGACCCTAAGGCAGAAATGTATAAACTACCTGCCATTTATGTTGGAGCATATGCACAAAAAGATGCCGAAATAACTTTAGAACTTTGGAAAGAATTAAAAAAAGAAATTGATTACCAAGATATAAATTCTATTTTTGATTTAGAAACAAAACTTTTTCCTTGCTTAATTGATATGCGTTTTTT